CAAAATGTCCTATGACGAGCAGAAGGCTCAGCTGATCACAGCGACAGGATACACGAATTGGGGTGAGGCGTAATGTATGACAGCGTGGCAACACTAAAGGCATACGGCACACCGACATACGACGAGTATGGGAACGAGATACAGACCGTCACCGAGACGGAAGTGTTCGTTCAGCCTCGAGGCGTATATCAGGCAGAGTTCTACAATGCCGCTCAGCTGGGGCTCAAACCGTCTCTGACATTGTCCCTGTCGAATCGCGAGGACTACGCTGGGCAGAAGGTGCTCGAGTTTGAGGGCACCGAGTACAACGTGATCCGCATCGACTGGACTGCTCAGAGAGACGGGATCAGTCTTGTTTGTGAGGAGCGTGTCAACAATGGGTAGCACTGGGAGCGTGTCAGCGCAGATGAAGGAATTGCTTGACGAGTTCAATGCTCATGTCAGAGACGTGGTGGAGGACTCTGCAAAGGAATCCGCAAAAGAGTGCGCCCAAAAGCTGAAGGCAACTTCTCCAAAAGGCCCGAGAGGATATGCTCGCTCGTGGACTTACAAGAAACAAGACGGTGGATGGGTCTGCTACAACAAAGACCATTATCAGCTGACACATCTTCTTGAAAACAGCCACGTCATAAAAAACGCAAAGGGCGAGTATGGCAGGACTTCTCCCGGGCATGGTCAAGTCGTGCACATCGCTCCGGTTGAGCAAGCGGGCATTGAAGGCTTTGAGCTGAGACTGAATCGAGGTATAAGCGAATGACAATCTATCAGACATTACAGAGCACCGGCCTTCCGTGTGCATACAGTCATTTCAAGAAGGCTCAGAGCCCGCCGTATATCGTGTATATCGGCAATGGACAGGAGACCTTCGAAGCTGACAATACGCACTACTACAAGCGGAACAACTATCAGGTCGAGTATTACTTCACAACTAAAAACGAATCGAACGAGGCCGCTATCGAGGACGCACTCCTCAGTAACGGCTTCAACTATGAGAAGAGCGAGGACACCTACATTGAGGATGAGGGTGTTTTCGTGATCTATTACAACGTTTAACGAAAGGGGCTACTAATGGCTAACAAAGTAGAATTTGGTATCTCTCAGCTCCATGTCGGTACGTACACAGTAAGCGGTGAGACTGTCACACTCGGTACTCCTTATCATCAGAAGGGTGCTGTTTCGTTCTCCCCTGAGGAAAGCTCAGAGCAGAACACATTCTATGCGGACAACATCGCATACTGGAGCGGATACTCAGGTGGATCCATCGAGGGCGATCTCGAGGTCGCTATGTTCGACGATGAATTCAAGACTCAGTTCCTTGGCTATGTGACACTTACAAACGGCGGAATCGCAAACGTAAAGAATGCGGTCAAGCCGAACGTATATATCGCGTTCCAGGTCGAGGGCGATGCTGAGGCGAGAAGAGTCATCCTGTACAACTGTGCACTCGGAGCAATCACAAGAGAATATTCGACGATTGAGGAGAGCAAAGAGCCGGCAACGGAGACTCTCGGAGTCACTTGCACGGGAGACAACGGCACAGGCGTAACTATGGCAGTTCTTAAACCGGCTGACACAGGATACGCGGACCTGTTCACGGCTCCTACAGCGCCGGCAATCGCACCATAACAAAGCGGGGCGGGTTCGGTATGAGCCCGCTCCTTTTTTCATAGGAGGTGAAGGATGGAAAAGATTATCAAGATAGGAAAGCAAGAAGTCCGGCTCAGTAACAATGTAGCATGGACTATGGAATATAGAGACCAGTTCGGCAAGGACATCGTCCCGGCACTGATGCCGGTTCTCGCATCTCTTATGGAGGGCGTAGCGGCTATCGTATCGGAGACGGGCAAGTCCGAAATAAGCGTGGCAGACATCGCTGCAGCTCTCGAGGGACGCACGATGGACGTACTGCTTCCGCTTTATCAGGTCGAGTTCGTTGATGCAGTGGTCAATGTGACCTGGGCGATGGCAAAGGCAGCGAACGATAGCATAGATCCGCCTAAGAAGTGGGTCAGACAGTTCGAAGAGTTCCCGCTCGATGTAGTGGGCCCGGCTGTTTACGACCTTGTGCTGAAAGGATTTATCAGCTCAAAAAACTTGAAGAGGCTGAAGAAGCTGGGCGAAAGTCTGAAAAATCTTCAGCCGTCACACTCGACGACATCATCCTCGCAGGACTCGAGCGAGGCTTAACGATGTCGGACATTCGCCGGATGCAGTTAGGTCAAGTCGTGGACTTTTGCATAGCGTACAACGAGCGGCAAGCCGCATCTGAAGAGAAGGCGAAAAAAGAAGAGAAGAGAGGCCGCAAAAGAAGAGCCTCACAAAACGACATTGATTTATTTTTCGGATAGGAAAAACCAATGGCAGGGAATATCAAAGGTATCACGATTGAGTTTCGTGGCGATACAACTAAATTAGATAAAGCGTTAAGGCAAGTCAATCAGGAGACTCGCAAGATAGATCAGGAGCTTCGGAACGTTGACAGGGCTCTCAAGTTCAATCCTACATCGGTCGACCTGTGGAGGCAGAAGCAGACGCTCCTCACGCAGAAGATCTCCGAGACGAAAGAAAAGCTTCAGCTGCTCAAACAGCAACAGGCGGCGATGGATGCGGCGGGAGTCGACAAGCAGTCACTTGAATATCAGAAGCTTCAGCGCGAGATCATAGAGACCGAGTCGAAGGTCAAGACCTTAGAGGGCGAGCTGAGGAAAATCGGCAACGTAAGCCTCAAGGCGGCTTCCGAGCAGTTCAAAGAGTGGGGCACACAGCTTGAGAACGCCGGAAGAGCGATGCAGGGCATCTCGATGGCTGCGGCGGCTGTTGCTACATCCATCGGAGCACTTGCGGTCAAGTCGGGCGCGTGGGCAGATGATCTGAACACCATGTCGAAGCGTTACAGCATCGGCACCGGCGAACTTCAGAAGTATGCTGCAGCAGCTGACCTTGTGGATGTATCAGTCGAAGCGATAGCGGGCTCTCACATCAAACTCGAGAAGCAGATGCTCGCGGCTTCGAAGGGCACCGGAGCGAGTGCCGAGGCTTTCAAAAAGCTGGGTGTCGATGTAACGAACGCAGACGGCTCGCTAAGGAATGGAGATGCCGTTTGGCAGGATACTATTGCGGCACTCGGAAAGATGCAGAACGAGACCGAGCGAGACGCTTATGCGATGCAGTTAATGGGCAGATCTGCGTCAGAGCTGAATCCTCTTATTGAGGACAACGGCGAGACGTACAAGAATGTCGCTGATACTTTCGCGAAGTACGGCCTCGACTACATTGATCAGGAAACGCTCGACAAGGCAAACGAGTTCAATGACAAGCTCGACACCATGAAAGCGATCGGGCTGATTACATTCCAGTCGCTCGGAGCTAAACTTGCGGGGTATCTCGAACCGGCGCTCGAAAAGGTTGTCGATTGGGTCGGAAGGCTTGCGCAGTGGCTTTCGAATCTGTCACCGCAGACGCTTACGATCATCGGCATCATCGCGACGGTCGTTGCCTCTATCGCACCGCTTCTCATTTTGCTCGGCAAGCTGTCAATGGGCATCAGCTCGATCATAAACCTTGCGAACATGCTCGGCGTAGGTGTTGGGGCGTTGGCGAGTCCATTCGGGATAGCGCTCGCAGTCATCGCAGCGGTGATTGCTATCGGAGTGCTCCTCTATAAGAATTGGGACACGATCAAAGCGAAGGCTGCACAGCTCAAGGAAGCTATCATCGCGACTTGGAACAATATAAAGACCTCGGTCACGAACCTCGTCACGAACCTCAAGAATAAGGTCACGACAACGTTCAACAACTTAAAGACATCCGTAACAAACGTATTCAACAGCTTAAAGACCGCAGTCACAACAGTGTGGAACGCAATAAAGACCGCTATAACGACTCCGATAAATGCGGCAAAAACCGCAGTCCAAAATGCTATCAGCGCGATAAAGAAGATACTGTCTGTGAAGCTGTCATTCCCAAAAATCAAGATTCCGCACTTCAGTATATCGGGTAAGTTCTCACTGAATCCTCCGAGCGTACCGAAGTTCGGCGTTAAGTGGTACGACAAGGGCGGTATTTTCTCGAGCCCTACGGTCATAGGTGTCGGCGAGAAGCGTCCTGAGTTCGTTGGTGCGCTCGATGATCTGCGCAAAATAGTCCGCGATGAAGCGGGTGGAGGCGGAGGCAACATAACAATGAACGTCTACGCATCTCCGGGCATGGATGTCAAACAGCTTGCGGCAGAGGTCGAGGCTCGCCTCGTAGCTGCGCAGAAGAGAAGGGAGCGCGCATATGGCGGTATTTAATGGATTTACATTTGACGGCATGAACAGCCTCGAATACGGGATATATATTACCGGCGAGGCTGTCTACAATGCCCCTGAGCGCTCAATCGAACTTGTCACTATACCGGGCAAGAACGGCGCTCTCGTCCTCGATGAAGGACGTTTTGAGAATATCCAGGTGACTTATCCTGCCGGTGCTTTTGGAACGACTCAGGCTGAATTCAGCGCTCTGATAGATACGTTCAGAAACGTGCTGGCATCAAGATACAACTATGTCAGATTAACGGATACGTATCACCCTGACGAGTACAGGCTTGCTCTTTACAGATCAGGGCTTGAGGTCGAAGCAGTCAACAACAGCACGGCGGGAGAGTTCGAGATTGAATTCGAGTGCAAGCCACAGAGATTCCTTACAACAGGAACCGAAGTGACAAGCTTCACGGCTTCGGGCAGCATTACGAATCCGACGCTGTTTGACGCGAGGCCGCTTATCCGTGTTTATGGCACGGGCACAGTCGGCATCGGCTCATACAGCTTCAAGATCAACACGGCAAACGTCTATACGGATATAGACTGCGACATCCAGGACGCTTACAAGGGGACGGTCAACTGTAACAATTATGTAGAGTTCACCAACAACACATTCCCGGTGCTGAAGCCTGGAGCGAATGGAGTCTCACTCGGAACGGGAATAACACGCGTTGAAATAACACCGAGGTGGTGGCGTATATGATACCAATTCTATTCGAACGAAGCGAAACTGAATTTAATACAAACGGAATCGGTCGGCTCGCTGATTGTTCGAGGTGTGTTGTTGTCGAAGAGCGAAACGGCATTTATGAATGCGAATTCGATTATCCGATAACGGGCAAATATTACGACGATATAACCATTGGTCGAATCGTTGCATGTTACCACGATGATCAGAAGGACATCCAGCCGTTCGAGATCTACGGCAAGTCCGCACCAATGGACGGCCTCGTAACGTTCTATGCGCACCATATATCGTACAGAGCAAACAAGGTCATACTGAAAACAGGCTCGGCAAGCTCGGCTGCAGCGGCTATGGTGCTGCTGAAGAATAACACCTATAACGATAATCCGTTCACCTTTTGGACAGACAAGACAGCTACAGGAACCTTCAAGATCGAGGAGCCTGTAAGCGTCAAGGAAATCCTCGCCGGCATGGAAGGTTCAATCCTCGATGTGTTCGGAACGGGTGAGTATGAGTTCGACAGGTGGACGATCAAGCTGCATCTGCACAGAGGCACCGATTCAGGTGTTGAGATCCGTTACGGAAAGAACCTGAGTGACATCCAGCAGGAAATCGACGCGGGCGGCGTTTATAACGCGGTAGTCCCTTATTGGAGAAATCAAGAGACAGGAGACCTTGTCACGCTTCCTGAGGGCATACTCGTCTCCTCCGGTGTAGAGCAGTTTTTGGAGTTCTTAACTGACCATAACAACGAAGCGCTGACTGACCACAACGGTAACGAACTGGAAGCGGCATACTATCAGATACAGCCTGTACCGCTCGACCTTTCAGACTCATGGGAAGAGGAGCCGACAGTTCAACAGCTTCGTGCAAAAGCTACATCAATGCAGGAGGACGGGGAAGCGTGGCTTCCTGATGAGAACATTGAGGTCGACTTTGTTCAGCTTTGGCAGACAAAAGAGTATGAATCTGTGGCACCTCTGCAGAGGGTTTCACTCTGCGACAGAGTCACAGTCCACTATCCACAGCTCGGCATCAATGCGATAAAGATGCAGGTCATCAGAGTCGAGTACAACGTTCTCAATGAACGCTTCGACAAGATGGAGCTTGGCAGCGCAAAAGCTTCCTATGCGGACATCATAAAGGCGAACATTGAGGACTCCATTCTTAAGAAAGTTCCTTCGAGTTCCATGATGGAGGCCGCTATCACGTATGCGACAAAAATGATCACGGGCGGTCTCGGCGGTCACGTTGTGTTTACTATGAACGCAGACGGACAGCCGGAAGAGATCCTGATTATGGACACGGACGACAAGGCCACGGCGGTCAACGTGTGGCGTTGGAACATGGGCGGCCTCGGTCACAGCTCGACGGGCTACGAAGGGCCATTCGCTGATGTTGCGATCACGCAGGACGGCAGAATCAACGCGTCGATGATGACATTGGGCAATCTCAACGCGAACATAATCCGCTCCGGTATCATCACAGACCAGCAGGGCAAGAACTACTGGAACCTCGAGACCGGCGAGATATCTATATCGTTGGATCCGGGCGAACAGGGCGCGGTCACGCCGGCGGACCTCTCACGTGTGGAGAACAACGCAAAGAACTATGCGGACAACAAGGTAGCACAAGCCCTTCAGGATTATGACTCTTCACAAGAGGTGTCCGGGAAGATAGATGCAGCCGCTACCGGGCTCAGGACGGAATTCACGAGCACGTTTGCGGTCAAGGGCGATACCGTATCGAATGTGATCACGATGTATTACCTCTCGACATCGCCTACGCAGCTCTTAGGAGGTTCCTGGCAGAATACGGTGCCTGAGCGAACAGCGGGGATGTACATTTGGACTCGTGACACATTCGTGAAGGCAGACGGGACATCATACGACGGTGATCCTGTATGCGTGACAGGTAACGATGGTACAGATGGAGAGGATGCGACAAACCTTTACATTACCAGCAACAAGCCGACAAGCGTAGCAAAAGAGCAGACTGATACGGTCACTCTTACGGCTTGCGTTGGTACTTCGGAGACCGATGACGCAGATCCGAGCGGGACGCTCTACACATATGCGTGGTTCAAGACAGTCGACTCGGAGGGTGAGGGATACTACAGGCGCGGTAAGACACAGACAGTCACGATCAATAGTGACTTGTGCGCAGACAGAGCGCAGTTCCGTTTTGCTCTCATAAGTGATGCTGCGTATTACTACCTGACAGATCACAACGAAGCAAGTCTGACAGACCATAACAACAACGCACTGGAGGTGGGATAGCATATGAGATATTCTTTACCGCTTAATGTTGTGCGATACCGCAATGGAACGCTGGTAAAGCTGAGCGCATCAGCTGAGGAGTTCATAAGCTACAACTATGACCCGGAAACAGAGACGGGGACATACACACCATCGTCCATTGAGATATCCGCGACAATCGCGGGGAACCTTACATTCAGCAAATGGCAGTACAGGAAGGACGGAGGTGCCTGGACAGACATCAGTGCGACTAACGACCTCGGCATCACGATCACAGCCACAAGCCTCAGAATCGTTCCGTCAAGCAGATTGTTTGATAAAACGAATACATACTTAACGTTCAAATGCCTGGCAACAGATAACGAAAATGGGGAAGAGTACTATGACACGGTGGGCATCAGCCGCATAGTTGACTACATCATCCTGTATCGGAAGCAGCAGACGGACATCGACCAAACAGTAGATAAGATCGCACTGATAGCGTCAGATGAGCAGCTGAGACAGTACGGCCCGACAAACACAGTTGTTTCTGACCTTGCTGCATTGAAGGTGACAGCGCAGGGCATATCCTCGACAGTCTCGAGCCATACGACGGCACTGGCGGGAAAAGCGAATACTTCAGATGTTAATGCAGCACTTGCAAACAAAGCGGATACTACATATGTTGCCCAAAACTATTCAACAAAGACTCAAACAGCGCAGGAGATAACTCAAGCTGTTTCAAGCAAAGTGGGAGAAGCCGAAGTAAGATCTCTGATAAGCCAGTCTGCGGATGCTATACGACTTATGGCAAAAGCACTCGCTTGGACATCAGATAACTCGTCGCTGACAGAGGCGGGATTCCTAACAATCACCGGCGGGAAAATCGCATCGTATACTATTGACTCGTCGGCACTGACTTATGTCGATGCGTCTAGAAGCAATTACATGCAGATGTCGCTTGACAGTCTCAGGCTAAGGAGGCAGATAGGTTTTCGCACTAAACAGGGAATCCAAGGCCTAACGTTAAACCCCTATCTTGGATTAATGTTTTTATATGATGAGGACTCGAGCAAGGAAATCGATGCACGCGATTCCGATTTACAAACTGCCGGGACGGTAGGTGCAACACCTAATGGGGTAATACTTCAATCAGCGAGCCCCGACGCGGTATCCATTCACCTCATACCTGGCCTGATTTCTGTTATAGGCGAAATGCATCTCATGGATGACCTCACCGTAGGAGGCACAAAGTCCAGGCAAGTCGAAACCGAAAACTATCAAGACCGCTGCCTTTACTGCTATGAGACACCTACACCGCTCTTCGGAGATGTAGGCGAGGCGGTCATAGACGAGGACGGATTCTGCTATGTGGATGTAGACGATATCTTCAGCGAAACAATAGCAAACCACGTTGAGTATCAAGTGTTCCTGCAGAAAGAAGGCTCCGGTGACTGCTGGGTAGCTGATAAGCAGAGACGATATTTCGTCATTGAAGGCACACCGGGCCTCAAAGTCGCGTGGGAACTGAAAGCAAAGCAAAGGGATTACGAGATGACAAGGCTCGAACCTAAGGACAGCGGCCTTGACGAATACCGATTTGTTGACGATCAAGGTTCATTATTTGATTCATACGTACAAGAACAGGAGGAACTGCTTTATGGCTAACACAATCAAACAGCTTGCATCATTCGCGGTGCTCAACGTCAACGGAGGAGACAGAGTATCCTATACATATGATGAGATCGATGCAGAGACCGGAGATCTCATATCCCCTAACAACAAGGGCTCGTTCTTCGTTGTTGATTCTGCGCTCAAGAGCAAAATAACCGGCATCAGGAACTACATCGCAGAGAATAAACTTGCAGAGTAGGAGGCAGACATGAGAATAGCAAACCTTTCAACAAAAAGCGGCAGCATGTCATCGAGTGATAAATTCGTCACCGATAACGGAACTACCGTAACAAAGATAGACTACAATGCTCTCGCTAAGGCTATCATCGAGCAGTACACCGGCTCGACATTGGCCGGATCTGCGCAGTCGGTAAAGGCGGCGTTTGACGCATTAAATAGTAAGACGAAAAAGGGGCTCGTTGTTCAAGCGGGAGCATCATATGCGCTCCCTTTGGAAAATGGAACTGTGTATCTGATAACTATGACAACGTCATCCGACACTTCGGGACGAGTTATTTGTGTAATGAGACATGGCTCTTATCTAATAAAGGCTGTTCTGTATGAAGGCAGTTGGCAAAGCTACTATACTGAAACATTGCAAAACAACACATGGGAAATCTCTGATGCGAGATACAATATCATTTTGAATATCATCGAGTTCTAAACGCGAGTTTAAACTAAGCATTGCACCTCTTGTATCATTATGATACAGGAGGTGATTGTATGTTAGATGAAATAATCAGCGTAGTATGCAGAGACATGGCTGCAGATTTGACGCAGGAACAGCTTCGGAAGCTCGAGTCGATTATGTACATACATATGGCAGACTTGAGAATAGAAGAAGAGTGCCGGGCTCTTGAGCCTGTCGAGGCAGACAACGACGCAAAGATGGTCAGAGAGTTCCTGGCATCAAAACGGATATCCGGCAGAGCTGACAGTACACTTGATCAGTACCAGCGCGAGATATGGAAGTGCAGAACGGCTATCGGGAAATCATTCAAAGATATCACTACAGCGGATCTGAAGGCGTATCTCGGGACACAAAAGGAATATCAGGGTAACAGCTTGACCACGGTCAACAACAAAAGGCGTTACTTGAACAGCTTCTTCAGCTATCTCAGCAACGAAGGTCGTATCGTAGGAAATCCCGTCAGCCGGATAGAGGCAATCAAGGAACCTTACCGGAAGAAGAGGGCATACAGTGCAGAAGATCTAGAAGCAATGCGGGCCAAATGCGGACACATCCGAGACAGAGCGCTGCTTGAGTTCCTGCTTGCAACAGGCCTGAGAGTGTCTGAGGCAAGTTCTCTGACGGTAGGGCAGATAGATCTGTACAAGCAGACTTTCTGCGTTGTAGGAAAGGGGAACAAAGAACGGAGAGCATACATCAGCGACACGGCGATGTATCATTTATCGAGATATCTTCAGTGGAGGATGCAGAGGGAAGGCATAACGTGGGAACAACTGCAGACGCGGCCATTATTCGCACAGATCAAGGCGCCATTCAATCAGCTTGCCAGTAATGGCATCCGCTGCGCATTGAAGAGGATAGGGCTTGCGGCGGAAGTAACGAATGTGCATCCACATCGCTTCAGGAGGACATTCGCTTCGGAAGCATCGCACCGGCAGATACCTCTCGAGGATCTCAAGGAGCTCATGGGGCATACGAAGCTGGATACGACGCTTTTATACATCGACAACGAACGCGATATCGAAGCATCGTATCGGAAATACGTAGCATAATAGGACAATAGAATAACGAGGGACCGGGGCTGCCGGGAGGCGGTCTTTTTGAGCTGTTGGAATTACAGAGCGGTGTTGTATCAAAGGCAACTAAACTGTTGCACAGTTGGATCAGAGAGAGAGAAGGGCGAAAATGCGTGAGAAAACCTAAACAAAACTCGCGTTTAGACAGTTTGCGTAGTTACTTTTAACCAACCAGACCACGACCCTCCACCATAGCCTTTTATATATATCTCTCTACTTTCGTTTATAAGGACAATAGAGAAGGCTGTATCTGTCCTCTTATTAACATACGCTACTCCGTAAATACTATTTGAAGTAGGTAATACTGATGAATCAGAGAGTCTCAAATTAAGTACAGTAACTACACCTACCGGGCAAACAGTGTTATCAAGTGCTGATGTTAAAACAGAATTAGTAATGGTTTTTAAGCCCATTGTCTTACTATTTATACAACATATGTAATCGCAAAGCCCTGCCTTTTGCCACTTGTAGCTGTAGCTGGTATACGAATTGCACCTGTATCCAAAATTTGCACTTGACCTATGTCTATAGCCCCATCATGGATGTATGGAATCTGGAAGTTTTGTCCTGATGACGGTCGAAAGCCTTGAGGGACATTCGCAATCTCTGTGAATCCAGAGACGGTTTGCGTCATATCAACGGCAAAAGCGAGAGAGACGATGTTCCCTGATCGCCGTACATTGCTCCATGAAACGATAGAGCCTACAGATGAGGTCGGAACACCCGACTTACTATTTACATACATAAATCAGAAAGGAGAAATCTTATGGGCAAAGACTTTTGGAAAGCGCTGTTGATGCGCTCTATACACACGATATGGGAGACTGCAGTAGCTACACTGCCAACGACCATCGTAGTTACTCCGGCTATGATCGAGCACTTTGATCTCGAGAATGCGCGGGGTATTTTTTATGCAGTCGCTGCATGGGCGCTGACGGCGATCTTCTCCGGAGCTCTGTCAGCTTTCAAGTCCATGAAAGCCGGTATGCCTGAGACGCAGCTGGCTGAAACACTCTATGCACTCGACAACAAAGGTGAGGAGGATCCTGACTACTATGTCGAGGAAACGGATGAAGAGGGTGATGAATAATGGCATTGCTATCAAAATCAGAAAGAAAGCGGATCCTCAAAGAAGAGGGGCTGGAATATACAGCAGCCGGCATAAAGGCTTTCCAAAAAAAGTACATGCTCAGGAAATCAGACTGGGATGGAATATGGGGGCCTAATACAGACAACACAGCGAGGACTGTCGACAACGTTCGACACCTCACAAAGAACTTTAAGCCCGAAGAATTCAGATGTGAATGCGGCGGGCGTTTTTGTTGCGGCTATCCGGATTACATGAAACCGCATGAACTGATCCTTATCCAGGATATCAGATCACACTTCGGCAAACCGGTCATCGTAACCTGTGGCTTAAGGTGTTCGACATATAACAGAAGGTTAAATGGATCCATTACCAATAGCAAACATCTGACCGGACAGGCAATAGATTTCTACCAGAACGGAGTCACAGACACACTCGCAAACAGGAAACGGTCTCTCAAATGGATAAAGACGAGGCCGTTTTTCACATATGGATACGGTAACGGAATAAACAGTGCGGGCTATGCAGTCCGCGCTCCTTATATGGGTAATGCGCTCCATGTTGATACAAAGTGAGGTGAAAAAACTATGGCAACTTATAAAGTGATAGATGTCTCTGATTGGCAGGGCAAAATCGACTGGAACAAGGTCAAGGCAGATGGTGTCGCAGGTGCGATCATCAGATATGCGGATGGTACGACACTTGATAAACGCTTCTCTGAGAATATGAAGAACGCGAAGGCTGCAGGGGTACATGTAGGTTGCTATATTTTCTCCCGTGCAAAGACCAAAGCACAGGCGGAGAAGGAAGCACAGAGACTATTCCTTGCGGCCGACAAATATGATCCTGATATGCCTTTGTATATCGACCTTGAGGCGAGAGGCCTCGAGAAGACAGCGGACACTGTAGCTGCAGCGTTCCTGAACAAGATGAAGGAACTCGGAGGACGGGGCGGTGTATATGCGAATCTGAACTGGTGGAACCACTACCTTACTAAGACCGCCAAGAACTACAGTGCATCTCCATTCTGGATCGCTCAGTACAACAGGACGATGGACTACAAACCTGCATCTGTTATGGGTATGTGGCAGTATTCCAGTTCCGGCAAAGTGAACGGTATATCCGGGCGAGTGGATATGGATTATTGCTATATCGCGTACTGGGAGAAGGCCGTGCCGAAGAAGAGCGTGAATGAGCTGGCGTGGGAGGTCCTCAAAGATAAATGGGGCTCGGGCGACGAACGCAAGAAGCTCCTCACTGAAGCTGGCTATGATTACGACGCGGTTCAGAAAAGAGTGAACGAACTTGTGCCACTGGTTGAGAAGATCGCGCATGAAGTGCTCGATGGCAAATGGGGAAATGGAGATGAACGCAAGAAGCGTCTGACCGAAGCTGGTTATGATTATGACGTAGTGCAGAAAAAGGTCAATGAGATCATAGCGGCTCAGAGCTCATGGATAGAAAAGGCAAACGCATGGGCGAAGATGATTGCTGACTGCAACGATTTCCACTATGTCAAATGGAAGAAGGGCGACAAGGCGACTCAGACTTGTCCTATTTGCACAAAGAGGGTCGTTCTTGATGCCGTGTACGATGCGGCAAAGAAAGCCTTTAAGCTCCTCGGCATCAAGATAAACTGCGACAAAAAGTATGTCGGTTATAACTGTATCGGATTCAGCTTTGCAGTATGGCACCACGGCGGGGAACTACCATGCAAATGCTCTGACGGTGTTATAGCTAACGAGATATGGGAAAAGATACTGAACGCCAAAACGGACGCAGAAGCACTCGAGATCGCAAGAAAACACGTCGGCTTGAAAGACCTGAAGATAATCCGCAATAAAAACGGAATACCAAAATCACAATGGAAAGCTGGCGATATTATGGGAAAGTTCAACGGTAATAAATACATCCACACATATTACTATATGGGCGGCGGTAAGATTGCCGAGTCGACAGGCTCAAGCGGAAAGATTCCTAATGATAACCAGATTCGAATCAAGTCATACGATAAGACCTCCGCAAAAGTGATAGTCCGCTACATAGGAAAGTGAGGTGAGCACTATGAAAGAGACAATTATGATCGCGGTCATTTCCGCGCTGACATCCGGGGGAGTGCTTGCCTTTGTCCAATTCCTGATTACAAGACATGATGACAGGCAAGATATCAAAGGCACCCTGAAAAAACTCGAGAAGGACGGCCTCAGGACCCAGCTTCTTTTGCTGATCGTAATGCAACCTGACGAAGAGACGGAGATTCTGAAGATCGCTGAGCATTACTTTGTGAAGCTTAAAGGTAACTGGTACATGACATCGCTCTTCAGCAAGTGGTGCAAGAGTAGAGGGCTCAAGCCGGAATGGTTTGAATCAGAATAAGGTTGCTCGTGGGGTGGGCAACAATACTTTCACCTCCTTTCTATAACATTTTACACGCAAGAGAAAACCGGGGCATTCGCTCCGGTTCTTTTGCGTTTTTTGGCTGCTACATCGAGGAACTAATACTCTAAATATACGCGAACTGTCAGCACTTCAGACCAGTCGTTGTTGACATATCCGCTGTCCTCCATCTTCCAGTATTTGCCTCCATAGAGCTCGCCCGAGATGGACGGGTTTTCTTCTTGCAAGATACGTAGGATTTTTTTCGCCTTTGTTTTGGCAGCCGTTCCGACAAAGATTTCAGAATCGCCGTCAAGAATGAATACGCGAATCTCTGTTGAACCATCATCTCCAAGAAATGCTTCAAGTTTTACATCGACATTGAGTGGGGGATATTCGTAAACTTTATCGCCCGGGAGTCCGTCAGCTTTGAACTCCTTTAGTGTCATTCCGTCATATTTATCTTCTGCATCAGTCCAAAATCTTTGATATTTATTCAGAGCCTTATTCGTCTGATCATCCTGACTCTTTGCTATGAAATCATAAAAGGTCTTAGTTTGTACCGGAGCTGGGGTTGGTGCTGGTACTGGCTCGGCTTTTTTCTTTTTCTTAAATAACATAATAGTCACCTCCAACTCAATTATATAACTGCTGTAAAGCGTTCCTGCGTGAGAGCCCCATTGGAGCCCTTTTTGCACGATTTTTACATTTGCTGTGATTCGGTAATTGCAAGGCTCACAGCCTCTAAGCGTTGGAATTTCAACGATTAGCATACAAGAACAAACAAGGGGAAACAAGAGCAGATAAGGGATTATTCGGGTTCGAGTCCCATGTCCTCCGCCACTAAAACCGTTGAAGTTGCAAGGCTTCAGCGGTTTTTTCATTGTCCGGGGAGCCCTTTTGGAGCCCTTTTTCCATAAAATCAGCGATTCGCCTCGCGGAATTAGCCTGCGAGTCAAACAGATGCGTGTAGATATTGAGCGTCGTTCCGATGTTTGAATGTCCGAGCGCAGCTGAGATCTCCGCAATGTCAAACTCGCCCGAGGCATTCAGCATCGTTGCGAATGTATGCCGGAGCCCGTGCAGCGTTACATCCGGGAGACCGTGCTCTTTGGTGAATTCCTTTATCTGCCTCTTTGCATAATCGGGCCGCATCGGTTCGGAAGCGTACTGGATCAGGAAAGGATTCTCGATGTACGGGTCCTCTTCATGCTCTTTCATAAGTCTGACGATGTCATACATCACGAAGTCCGGGACAGATACGATGCGCCGTGAACGTTCTGTCTTTGTATCCTGAATAACGTCCTCGCAGCGTATCCTGTGGCGGGTGCGCTGCACCTTGATAGTCCTCCACAGCACATTGACGTCGCTGTTCATCAGCCCCATTATTTCAGATCTGCGCAGACCGCAGAAGAGGGCAAGCTCATAAACGACTTTGAGGTCGAGAGTAGTGTCCTGCAGCGCATCAACGAAGTCGTTAACCTCGTCTCTTGTAAGGACTACGATGTCCGGCTTCTTCTGCTTCGGAATGACTACCGCATCGCAAGGATTGACCGTGAGCATCTTGTTGCGGATCGCCATTTTATAGGCGCTCGACAATAATGAAATATAGCCCTTTATGGTCTTTGGGGAGGCCTTCTTCGGGTACCCCTTCTGAGGCTCTCCCTTGACCGCTGAGGCGATAAACTTCTCTATTTGATAAGGTGTTAGGGTTTTCGCTTTGATGCCCTTAAAAGCCAATTTTAGGCGTTTCGCGTATGACTCATATCCGGTCAGAGTTGTCTCTTTGAGTCCCTTGATGCGCTGCATATCGATGTACGCATCGAGCAGATCTGCGACAGTGTCAGCGTTCATCGATGAAGAGGCGCACTCTAATTCAAAAGCACGATACTGCTTCTCTGCGTCCTTCTTGCCGTTGATCGTGACGATCTTCGACCAACGCTTCCTGTTCCCTCGCGACGCGGATCCTGTCGAGACGATCAGCTTCGCTTTTGTTCTTGATAAGTATTTGATTGCCATTATGCGTGCCTCAATTTCTCTACTATATCCGGGTCACAATAGCCTACGAGATCCTCACAGCTGATATGCTTCAGCTCATGCTCATAAGTGTCAAGCTGCTGCTCCCGGTTGTAACATGGATTTATCACAATGGTGTAATAATCCTCGCCGTCATCAAACACTTTCACAATGAAGCCCTTTGATGACGGAGGCATATTCATATAAATGACGGGTATGTCTTTCATTTTTTCAATCCTTCGACCATTCGTATAATTACATCCATATCCTCTTTGGAGATGTCTCTGGTCGCGTCAAACAGAATTCTGAGATCGTCTCTGTTAGCAATCTCTTTGGCAAGTTCTGCTGCAGCAGGGTCGATGTAGTACGGCGCGTCATCCTCGAAGCCCATAAGATACGAAGGGGAAACTCCCAGCACCTCAGCCATCTTCTGTATGACGCTCCTCTTCATGTTTTCTGTCTTGCCATTTTCATACTTTGCGATTGCAGACTTCTGCAGACCGACCATGTCACCTAACTGCTCCTGAGTAAGTCCGGCATCGAGCCTCAGCTCTTTTATCCTTCTTCCCATTTCGCTCATTATTGTCTCCTTTTCTATCGATAGCATATCTCACGTGATGTCCCAATTTTATCACACTCTCTTAAAGATTTTTCACAAATGTTGAAAAATTTTACACTTATTGTTGACAAGTGTCCTGAGGGTCGCTACAATAAGGGTGTCGAATTTAGACACAAACACAAGATATATGAAGGAGGTGCAAGTTGGATACAAACATGTTGAAGTCTGTTCTTGTAAGAAACGGGGACAATGTGGCTGCCCTTGCAGACAAAATGGGAATCTCTATGGCGGCTCTGTACCGCAGATTCAATGGGGAGACAGATTTTGACTACAAGGAGATCAGGGCAATAAAGGAGATATATGCCCTCAGCCCTGAAGAGATCGACGCTATTTTTTTTACGTCGTAGGTGTCGAAATCAGACACAGGAGGAGCCTATGAAGCTCTACACAGCAGAGGAAGCTGCCGAAATGCTCAGTGTGAGCAAGTGGACAGTGTGGAAGTACGGCAGGGAAGGAAAGCTCCGCACTGTCAGATTTGGGAGAACGGTCAGATATGACCTGGAAGGAGAAAAGAATGAAGTACGAAGTGACGGTGGATTACAAGAAGTTTCTGTTTGATGACAGGCTCGAGGCGATGGATTTCGCAGAACAGGCATATCTGCACTCATCGAAGCCTGTAGAGGTCGATATCAAGCTGAAGGAGGAAGAGGAATGATCAAGAACATCATCGCATGGACGCTGACAGTATCGGCGTGGTTCGGATTCGGATTCATGGTAGTGACAACCATTATGACAGCATAGGAGGAGTGAAATGGGAAAGCATGACAAGACAGTAGAGCCGCACTCGGTAGAGTTCCTGGAGAGCCTCGTCGAGAGACTGAAGGCCGAGAACAAAGCACTTAAGGAAGAGAACGCATTCGCAAACGAGACGATCAGCAAGCTTCAGACCCAGTGCGGAAGAATGAGCAAGTGGGCGAGCGAGATCGAGTCGAATGCAGAGGACAAGATCACGGAGCTTGAATCCGAGAACGCAAAGCTCAGAGGAAAGATCCTGAAGCTGGTGGAAAGCTATGTATAGGAATTTTGAAAACAGGATGGCGGTCGAAGGGCAGCGCATATATGAAGAGAGATACGATCCGCTTGAGTACGACGATATCAGAACGATCTGCGATGTCTGTGACTGTGATGATTGCCCGAGATACGGCGATGACTGTGACGGAAGAGACGATGAAGAGGAGGACGATGACAGGATCGCCTACTACGAGAAGGAGGGAGATGAGTACGTCTACTATGACAGCGAAGATCACGAGCTCTACAGAGAGCCGGCATAAAAAAAGCGAAGCGCTCCCGAAGGAGACGCCACGCAATCTGAAACTAATTAATGGTAACACTCCGGGAAGTAAAAATCAATGGCTCGCAGAGTTCCTGCTTAACCGCATCGGTGACAGAGCGCATCCGATCAAGAGGCCTAAAGCCCCGGGTGTCGACAGGGAGCTGCGCGGGCTCATCTCTGAAAGGAATGCAGCCGGAGAGGATGTCATCATCAACCTGGGCAAAGGCTACTTCAGAGCCAGGCCCGATGACAGGACGGCGTTCTTCGAATACTGTGCGAAAGAGAAGCACAGAGCAAAGGAGATCGAGAAGAAAGCCGACACAATGATGAGCACTTACATTGCAAAGTACGGAGGTTTCGAATAATGGCAACGTATGAGGAATTGGTGAAAGCAAATGCCCTGATCAAGACGATTGATGTCAAGGGCAAGGAATACGCAGACGTAGCGCAGAGGGTGAAGGCTTTCAGAAGCCTTTACCCAAACGGATCCATATCGACAGAGATCCTGTCGCTCGAGGACGGTATCTGCGTAATGAAGGCAACGTGTGCTGACGAAGCCGGGAACATTCTCGGCACCGGCACGGCCTACGAGAAGGAAAGCTCGTCTTACATCAACAAGACAAGCTACATCGAGAACTGCGAGACCTCGGCAGTCGGCAGGGCACTCGGCTTCGCCGGGTTCGGCATCGACACATCGATAGCCTCCGCTGAGGAGGTCCTGAATGCGCAGTACCAGCTGACCCTCGATTCTGCAGATGCGAAGAGGGGCAAGCTGAAGAATCTGCTGATGAAAACGGACAGCGACGTTGTGCTCTTCCTTACATGGTGCTCGAGAGAGTTCAAGAGAGAGGTCAAGGCAGTCGACGAGCTGAACGAATTTGAGCTCGACAGAGCTATAGCACAGGTCAAGAGAAAGGAGACAAAGTAATGCAGATAAATGTTGAAGCTGAGAATGTGAAGCTGTGGGTAAATGCTCACGAAAGACCGGACGGAAGCAAGTGGAACACTTACGCTATCTCGACATCGTCAAAGAATGAAGCGGGCGAGTATGTGAACAAGTCGCTCAAGGTCAAGATGACAAGAGATGTCAAGCTGCCGGAGGATCTCAAGAACGGCGAGACCGTGACGATCAGAGGCTCGCTGTCTAACGAAACCTTCATGGACAGGAATGGAGAGAAGCGCATTGAGCACATCCTGTGGGCCCGAGAGGTCGACTTCGATGTCCGTGCGGTAAAGGATCAGAAGAAACCGGAACCAGCTGACAGCTTCTCAGCCGCCGAGGATGAAATTCCATTCTAGCCAATGAACAGCAGAGACAAGGGTAAGCGCGGCGAGCTTGAAGCCGCGCATATCCTCAAGGAATACGGATATGACGCGAGGCGAGGCCAGCAGTTCGCCGGCATCAATGGCGATGCGGATGTTGTAGGTCTCCCTCGGATCCATTTGGAGATCAAGCGAGTAGAGAAGCTAAATATCGATGATGCCTTAACACAGTCAATAAGGGACGCAAGGGATGAAGAGGTCCCGGTGGTAATGCACCGGAAGAACCGCGCCGAGTGGAAGATCACGATGCGCTTTGCCGACTGGATAGAGATGTATAAGGCGTGGGAGAAGAATCAATGAGAGAAAGTTTTGTATTTTACAGAAGCTTTTACGAAAGCATAAAGCTTTTACCGAAAAAGTACCAATTGCAATGCTTCGATGCTCTGTGTAACTACGCTTTGAATGATGTGCCTATGGACAGCCTTCCTGGGACTGTTGAAGCAATCCTCAAATCCTTCAAACCGCAAGTAGATGCGAATAATCGCAAATACGAGAACGGATGCAAAGGAGGCCGCCCAAAGAATAACCAAGCCGAAACCAAAGCAAAACCAAACAGTAACCAAGACAGAAGCAAAGCAAAACGCAATGACAATGACAATGTTAATGTAAATGTTAATGACAATGACAATGTTAATGACAACGACAATGCGCTCGGTTCGAGCTTCGGTGGTGGTCGTTACAAGTGCGATGATGATTTCAATATTTGGAAAAGATTAACCCCGGAGGACATCGACATCCTGTATGAGAAGTTCCCCAACAGCGGAGGGCTCCTTATCGATGCAGTCTATGAAGAGGTTAAGTCGAAAAAGAAGAAGGTAAAGAGCGGGCTCAACTACATCCTCGGATATGCAAAGAATGTCGGGTGGGATGATAACGCAGAGCACTTTGATGGAGGTGGTATGTCGTGAAGCAGACATGCTGCATATGCGGTGAAGAGGATAACGATTACTGGATGGTCCCGATCAGAACCGGCTCAAAGACAGAATGGTGGTGCGCTAAGTGCTATCAGAACGCAGACAAGGAAGCAGCACAGAGCGATCTGATCCGGGGCTACAA